AGGCTTGTACCGCCCTGCAATACTGTGACTGTTGCAGCTTCCTTAAGTAATTTTCCCGTTGTTGCATCAAATGCAGCAAGGTTGTTGTTGGTAGAAGAAGCTGGGCCTACTACATCGCCAGAGCCTGGTCCAGTGAATGCAATTTGAATAGAGCCAGCGCCTGGTGTGATGGTCACGCCAGACCCAGCGGTTAAAGATGCCTTGGTCAACGTGTTGCCGGTGCTGTTACCAATCAGCAGCTGGCCATCGGTGTAGCTTGTCTGGCCAGTGCCGCCATTAAGGACTGCCAAAGTTCCTGTGATGTCAGAAGTATTAACAGCAATTGCATCCCATGATGCGTTTGTGCCATCGCTTTGCAGATACTTGGTGTTAGCAGATGCTTGTGATGGCAAGAGATTATTCAAGGCAGCCTGTGCAGTAGAAGCACCAGTGCCGCCATCAGCCACAGCCAAATCGGTAATGCCAGTAATTGAGCCACCCGTAATCGCCACATTGCTTGATGTGAGTGGGCCTGTCACCCCTGCCGTTGCTGTGACTAGACCAGTCAGTGTTGATGTCCCTGTCACCGCCAATGTCGTGCTTGCAGTGATTGCTTTAGCAGCCAAAGTGGTGTTTGCTACTGTGGCAGTTCCTGTGGCAGCGCCAATGTTCACAGCAGTCGCTGCACCGGCCAAGTTCACAGTGGTCGCTGTGGTGTTGACCAGGGCAAATGTTGTTGATGGTGTTGTCAGGCCAGTTGTGACAGCTGGCGAGGTTAGGTTTGTTGTGCCTGTGGCCGTCAGCGTACCCGCGACCGCCAAGGTCTTGCCAGCGCCAACATTGAGGCCAACACTTGTGCCAGTGCCGGCAGCTGCAAACAGTGCATCGACCTGGTCCAAGTCGGTGTTGACCTTAGTACCCCAGGTGTTTGCTGAAGCTCCAACCTCTGGCTTTGTCAAGCCTAGGTTGGTCGTCGTGGAATCTGCCATGATAAATCTCCGTTAAATGCCGTGGTTTGGGTGAAAGTTTAATTTCAATTCTGCTGATTTTCGCTTGCAAACAGCCTCAAAAAAGTCATCAAAATACCCTAAAAATTTCCCGCAAGCTCTGACCTCCCATTTGTCATATCGCTTGCCTAATCTTTTGGTCCATGAAACCCCGACAACACCAGATTTGTTGTCAATTGGTTTTGAAATATTTTTACCATTTCCGACTCTGTCAGTTGCCCTAAGATTGACAAGCCTATTATCAGTTCTTACATGGTTTTGGTGATCAACTTCATCAGGATAAAAACCATAAAGATATAGCCAAGCAAGTCTGTGAGCGCTATGCCTGACTCCATCTATGCCAATGATCCAATAACCATGGTTATCAGCACCACCGGCCACTCGGCCTTTTGATGCTCTAGTCCTATTGATTGCCCATGTAAAAACACCAGTCTCAGAATCATAGCGCAGCACTTCTTTCAAGCGCTCTTGCGTCAATGATTCTGTCTTTGCCATTTTTAATCCTTAACCAAAAGTTTTTGCGCGAATTAAGAGTTTGCCGCCAGACGTTGCTCCACGATCATCGGCCACTTGCAAGTCATTTAATGCGCGCTCATAAAGAGTCGCCCAGACTTGGATTCTTGCATCATCTTGCAAGTATGGTGCGGCCTGTAACAGCGCTCCATAGAGGTATGCGTCAGGGCTTGATGTCAAAAGAAAATTAGTTGAAACACTTGAGGACAACTTACTCAATTTTGCAAAGTACACAATTTCTGCTGTATAGCTTGCATCTGGTGTTGGCACAAAACGAAACTCAGTGCCGACCACACCAAAGAACCTTGGCCTGCCGCTGCCGGTTTCTGTGGTTGCTTCAGCATCCAAAGAGTCCATGGTCATAAACGACAGGGGTGTGTCTGGGTTTGTGCTGGTCAGCTTCAAAGCCCTGGTTTCTAAAAAGTCAGCAGGGATTGTTTCAAACTCCGAGTCTACTGTCAGGGTTGTCCTAGTCAGCATCTGCCTGGTGCGCAGGGTGCGCTCCATTTGAGCCTCTGCAAGGCTAATGAAGTCAGGAATTTCAGTGGTCAGATCGTCTCGATTGAGCCAATCTGCGACAGATGCTTTTAGCTCTGTATAAGTGGTAAGCGCCATCAAACCTCCCCAGGTCGAGTCCTAAAATGCCGGTTGTCAGGGTCATTGAGCCAGCGCTTCATATACGCCTGGTCATCCAATTTTCCCGCTGCCTTGAGGTCATAGTATAGGCTAAGGGGGATGCTTGCGACCTTGTTGAATTCGCCCCATTTGGCGCGCTCATCAATTTGGTTGAATTCGTTTTTGTTCTCTTCGATCACATCCGTCACATCTTGCTGGGTCTGGATGGTGGCCTCATCCTTTTCCTCGTCATAGTGCCAGGTGCGGGTGATGCCTAATTCTTTGTTTGTATCAAAATGTTTTTTCATGCGTAAAAAAGGGGGTATTTCTACCCCCCTTTCCTTTTCTACAGTTTAGGTTGTAGTTAAGTCAGCAGCAATGCCGTGGGCATCTTCTGCTGTGATTTTCAAGCCGTACTCAACCAAGAGCATGGATTTGGCCGCATCGCCTGTCTTTGCCAATTCGATTTGCTGGTAAGGGCGCAGCACAACCATTTTAGCGTAGTCAGGATCGAGCACAAACGCATCGCGCTCGCGCTGGAAACGATTTGGAACAACTTGCACATTGCCAAAGTCGCTGACATAAATGTCAACCGCACCAATTAAGGTAGCTGGCTTTGCGCCTCCATCAATGTTGAAACGGCTTGAAGCAATGCCGGTGAAACCAGAAACGCGCTGCTTGTTGACTGGGCCAACCATCAGGATTTTTGGAGTACCGCCAGAAGACCACACCTTCTGAATCACATCTTTGAGGATGGTTTCAGTGAATGCACGCTGCGTGCCATCCGTACGGGTGGCATTGGGCAATGTGGTGTAGCTTGGGTTTGCACCGCCTGTGCCAACTGACGTATTGGTTTTCAAGAAAGCCAATAACGATCCAGTCTTGCGAGCAGTGGTCGTGTTACCGGCATCAGCTGCCGTGTTTTGGAGCAAGATAAACTCTTGATCTCGCTTGAGTTCAGAGCTGCGCTTTGCGATTTGGTCATATTTGTTTGCCAAGATTCGTTACCTTCCTGACCCTCTTTCGAGGCTTGCACTCTCATGCAAGATCAGACTATATCTTCACCCATTTCTGGGGCTAGGCACTTCGGACCACTTGGTCCTACGGGATTACTCCCTAGTCGTTGAACCTTCACCTTTTAAGGCGCTTGGCTGCTGATTGCCTAATCTTGATTCTTTTTGGACCTTCACACTTGCTCTTTCGGGCTATGTTGTGGTGTATCAAGCTCTAAAGGGTTTCCAGCAATTCACCTAGTTTTTCTTTATTCGTTACCGAATAAGGGCGCTTTTCAATGCAAAGTTAACGCCAATTCGCTTCTACGGCCTGCCTTGTTCACCACCTCTTCAGTAGCTGACAAGATGATTGTCTTGCGTGAAATCTGTGCATAGTTTTGCACACGCACAGTAGCAGTTACCGCATCAAAAGATGTGATGTCGTCACCCTCAAGCTGTGCATTAGCGGCAGCAGCGGCAAGAGTATCAGTTTGGAACTCAAACAAGCTGTTCGACACGTTTTCACGGCCAATGTTGCTCATGTAAGGCGTTTCTTCCATCTATGTTGAACAAGGCTCGTTAAACCTTGCCTCCCTTTCGGGACTGTATGTTTCCATACAGATCAGACTATATCTTCACCCACTTTAGTGGGGCCAGGTGCTTCGGACCACTTGGTCCTACGATCTTTCGATCTAGTCGTTGAACCTTCCTCTTTCGAGGCTCGGCTGCTGATTGCCCTCGGCTGCCTATCCGTTAGGGGTTTCCAGCAATTCTCCTGGTATCAATTGCAAATTACTCTGCAACGGCCCTCAGATTAAGGCGAAATGTTTGTGATCACATTGCTCAAGTCTTCGCGGATGCCCTTGGCGCTATAGGTCAAGAACGTGTTACTTACGATAGCCATAATTTCCTCATTTCAATAAAAGTTCAATTGCAGAAGCCGCATCATCGATGCGACCGGATTTTGCAAGACGCTGCTTTGCTCGCACACTCTCAGTTGTTGTCGAAACCCGACCAGCTGCACCAGGCTTGGCTGTTCGTGGGCCATTGTTCACCACAGGCTTAATGCCTTGGCGTTTACTTACCATCTGGTCAAACAGTGCCGCTTTGCGCAGCAGTAAAACCAGTCGGTGGTCGTAAACGCTCTTCAAGTCTTCATCGGTAAAGCCTGCTGCCTTCGCAGACTCAATCACCAGCGCCTTCTCGGCCTTTGCCTTCTTGGGGTCTTTCCAATCAGGTAAGGCTGCCAAGAGAGCTTCTTGCTGGCTGGCAAGTTGGGCTTCCATGGCGCGCTGCTGTTCATACTGGGCCACTTGAGAGAGTCGCTGCTGTTCGGACTGAATAGCACCTAGTTTCTCTTGTCGCTCCCGCATGACTTCCTTTTGCCTCACCCACTCGATTGGGTCTTCGTGATAAAGACGTTCCAAATCGACTTGAGGCTCTGAAGACTGAAGTTGGGCTTGCAATGCTCCCAACAATTGAGCGTATTGCTCACGCTCGGCTCGGACTGCATGGGTCTCTTGCTCGACTTGCTTTCGCACTTCGGCAATTTGCTGCGTTTTCCGAGTGTAGTCCTGAGTCCTGGAGTAGCCCTTCTGAAGCTCGTCTAGCGTGACAGAAACTTCCTTGCCGTCTACTTTGACAGTGAAAGTCTGTGGCTGTTCTTGCTCCTCTGGCTCTTCCTCTTCCCCTGACTGTTCCTCTGAAGATTCATCATCTGGCGCGTCTTCCACACCAGAGTCATCCTCCTCAGAGGCCGCTGCCTCAGAATCCTCTTCGGACTCTTCGGCTGGCTGCGTCTCGTCAAGTTCTGCTTGTCCCTGTTCGGGGGCTAACATTGCCGAGATAGCACTGGCCGCATCGGCCATATTCATTGCTGTTGTTTCTGCCATAGTAATTTCTTAAATTAGGTTTTTCTGTGATTTGACGATAGCGTTCTGTGCAATTTTCCCGTTGTCCATGATCTTGATCAACTCTTGCCGCAGGACGTCAATGGCCTGCAACATGCACCACGCTGTCTCGCGCTTCACAGACTCTTCGGGTTTCGATGATCGAAATGCCCAAAGTTGGTCATTTTCCAATTTCGCAATCGCTGCATTGAGGGTTTCATCCTCAAGCAGCTGCTTGGCCTTTCGGCCTTTATTTACCTGGTCTTCGTTTGTACTCACTGAGCCATTCCGTTAAAGGTTGATGGGGGCATCATCTCAGGCGCTGGTGGCTGCGGCTGCGACACAAACTGTGCCGCCTGCTGCTGGGCCAAGAGCGCCTGCTGACGCATCGCTTCACGATCAATACTTTGGGCCGCATCAATTTCGGCTGTACTGATCTGTGATTTGTACTTTAACTCAATTTCATACTTTTTGAGATACAAATCTTGAGCCATCTTGTCGCGGTTTAGATCGTCATCCATGATCATCTGCTGGCGCTTTAGCTCCAGCTCTGCCGCTTTCTTCTGGATATCAGCCTTGATGGACTCAGCCTGCACTTGGGCTAGCACTTCCTCTGGCGTGGGTTTTGGCTGTGGTGTGGGTGGCACATAGTCGGCAGGGATTTGCTGGAAATAGCTTGTCGTGTCTTTGAACCCAGATAACTCTACGATTTTGCGCAGGGTATTGCTAAATTGCTGGGGCGTGACCAATGGATTCGTTGGGCCAAGTGTTTGCAAAATTTGCTCTTGCTTGGCCATGATCATCATCAGCGCTTGCAGTTTCTCGTTGGTGTCGCCATTGCCAAGGGCAATATTGATGTTGGCATCCATGGTCGCATCCCAAAACCTTGGGTCAATGGATACCCACTGATTGCGCAGGCGCACCATGCGCGCCTTGTCTTGGTGAGTGATCGTCAAGAACAAAATGCCCTTGAAGAGCTTTTTCATGCCTTCGGCCAGAATGCGAGCTGTCAGCTCAATGCGGCCTTGGCTGGCGTTGATTGTTGCGTTTACCGCTGCCTTGGTGCTTGACTGCAATGCGTCAGCATTCAGACCCATGGCCGCCTTGCTCATGCCCGTGCGATCTTCCTTGATCTGGTCCATGTATTCCATCATCGGGAATGCGGCCTGACCCACAAACGGGGTTGTCAGGGGCTGGACCATGCCAGGCGCGCGCATTCTGATAATTGCACCTGTCTCATTGTTCAAGACATCATCGATGTTGACTTGGCCTTCCACCACTGCCGTTCTTGGGTGGATTGACTGGGCCAGACTGTCCAATGTGTTGCGCAATATCTCAGACTTGATTTCTTGCAAGTCGCGGGTAATGTCAAAAATCGACATGGCCTCAAGGGGGCTTGTGTGTGGCTCTGGGTCGCAGGGAAAGTCAGCAAAGGGAATGTAGCTGGCAGGCAGATTACGCACCACCTTATAGCCACCGCCCATGCAGCAGACTTTTCTAAGCTCCGCAATGCCGTCACCATCATAGTCAACACGGGAATAAGCCTCGATGTACAGCACGCGCTGCATCATCGGGTTGGCAGCGTCACTTGTGCCAAATGTGGTGGACAGTGGCTGACGCGCCAAATACTCGTCATTGCTGTCTAGGTCAGTTGAAGACAGATTCTCTTCGATCTCATCTTGGTCATAACCCATGGCAATCAGGTCGGCCACAGTGGCCATCTGCCGGTGGGCAATGATGGTCGAGTCTTCAAACGATCTGGCGCGTCTGTCCAGTAGCAGCTCTTCGGGTGGCACGGCCATGATCTTGATCCGGCCATCCTTTGTGATGCGCTTGATCTGCACATCATGGATCATTGGCGCAGGCATCACCATTGGCGCGCCAGTCATAGGGTCAACAGTTGTGAGCTGCGCCTCATCAATGCTTGGGTCTGGGTAAGATGTAATGATCTTGACCTCACCACCAGGCTCTTGCATGAGCATTTCTAGCGTCTGGTCGTCTAGGCCCGTGTACTCTTCAATCCGGACCTTCTCTTCATCTTCCCACCAGTATTTGGCTATGCCGCATTTGCGAACCAGTGCATCTTTGAAAATGGCGTAACTGGTCAAAAACCCGTTGTTGTCGTTCTGGAAAATGTGATTAGCGTAGTCGGTGGCCTGCTGGGCCATTTGGACATCTTCGGGTCCCTTGGGCGTGAACTCGACCACATTCTCCGAATTGAAAAACACCCGCATCAGGCTTGGCAGCATGGCGCTGACAGTGTCGCGCACCTCCATGGCCACCACCTTGCTGTTGCCTTCGACCTCATTGCCGAATAAATCACCGCGATAGTATTCAGTCCCTTTGGCGCGTGTGGGGGACAGGTCACTGTCCACATAGCTCACCGCATCGGTCAGGTCTTGGGTAATGATCGCTTGCAGTTCTGCATCATCCATTGGCTGCTGTGCTGCAATGTCGGTGGATAAGTTATCGGTGATGTTTTCAATCATGGCTTGACCTTTGTAAGAACCACATACATGGAGTCCACAGCCCGTGGGGTGCGGATAATTTCCTCTTGTGGCAATTCTAGTGCTTCTCCCACCTTTGAGAGACGCATTTCCAGTGTTGTCAACTCAAACCGATCTGGCCATCCTAAGTACCAGTGCCACTCGGTGTAATACTTCCAAGAATTCTCGTTGAATGCCCTGACGTGGGTTGGGTCTTGCCAAGCGCCAAGACTTAGGTCATAGGGCACATGGATGCGCATCTGGCCGCCCACCTTCAGCAGCTCTTTGCAGTTGGTCATGGCATCGACTAGATTGGGGATGTGTTCCAGCACATCATTGGCCAGAATCACTTCAAACATTCCTGGCACGATCTCCAACTGCCCAAATCGGGTCTCTAGCGTGTCGCCCCATTTGATCTTGCTGATATCGACCAGCCAATCAGGATTCTTGCTGGCCTGTATATCTGCATTCAGATACTCAGAATTCCAGTCTTTGCCGGAGCCTAGATTAAGAATCAAACCAGGCACTCGCATAACTTGGCCTGTTTTCTCTTAGCCATGGCAGCGCATCCTCATGGAGCTTTTGCGCATTAAAGCCAATGGTATTCGAGCCAATGTGGTGGACATAGCTGGCTGACACATAGTGGCCATAGCCTTTTTGGATTAAGTCCATACAATGCACATCGTCACTGTACCAATTCAGAGGGGGAAACTTTGCCTCTTCAAATGCATCACTTGATATCCATGCAAAGATTGGGCTGATTTCTTGGGCCATTTTGATGTGGGCCTCAGAGGGGAATTTGTAGAAATTCAGCTTCTCGCCTGGCTCACTGATCCGCACATTCTGACAAGGTCTGGCCGCATCGCACCTTGCCGCCACCCACCCAGCTTTGTAGCTGTTCATGGTCCTGACAATGGCCACATCTTCCATCAGCACCTTCACACTGGTGGGTGTCAGCACAATGTCGTCATTGGCCACAATGCATGATGACCAGTCTTTCATGGCCGCCTCAATGATCTCGTTGTAATCCTCGCCAAAGCTCCTTGGCTGGCCATAGATTTTGAAGTCAGCCTGGAAATTCTCAATCACCGACTGTGGGCCGCGCAGATAAACCGGACACTCTGGCGCGTATTGCTTAATGCTCTCCAGCAGCACCGCCAACCCGTGGCCTTTGACAGTGGCAATGACAATCGGACAAATCATTTCTTGGCCTTGTTTCTGGCACTGATCGCAGCTGCCTTGGCCTTGGCATCAGCCTTAGAGCTTGCGCCCCATGCTTTCAATGACAGCAGCAGCCGTGTCGGCTCACCGCCCTTCATCTCAGGACCAGGCATATTGCCCATGCGTGCCAAGAAGCTGGCGCGCCTTGGGTTGTCGCCAGATTTGACTGGCGCTTTAAGGTCCATGCCCTGCGCCTTCGCACTGGCACGGCCCTTGGCGTTTAACCCGCCAGACGGGCTTTTACCCTCTTTGCGCTGCCAAGCTGGGGTCTTCATTTCTTTTTCACTGGCTTGGCGGTTTTAGCCGCTGCCTTAAAGTCTGAAGCGCTTGGAGCGCCTTTGCTACCAGGCTTGCGCATTTTCTCTTTGCTTCCAGCAGCAATTCTTTCGCGTTTAGCATGAATGTTTGCATATAGCCCTTTCATTGCTCTTCTCCCTCTTCATAGTCTTCGCCCTCTTCCATCTCTTCGCCCTCTTGCTCGCCCGTATTCGGGCCACCGACCACCCATGCGTCACAAGTCCGGCTGGCTGCGCACTTGAAATCAAAGATTTCGCAGTAACCCAGATCGGCCAACTTGATCGTTCCCCATGGGTCTGCTTCCATGCCAATGCCTTGGGCAATGCACTGCTTGATGTTGTCAGACACGTTGAATGCCGCGCAGTTACCGCACAGAGACTGCTTTGCGTCATCCATGCTCACATCCCACTGGTCGGCCTTCTTGCGCCAAAAAGCCTCATTAGGCAGCTTGGGATTCTCAGGGCCATAACCAGCGCTGGTGATTGCCTTGGCGCGGTTTTTTAGGTTGAGGGTAATGTCTTGCGTGGGCAATGGGCAGTTCTCACCGCCCTCCATTTCCTCACCCATTTCATCTTCCATGTCTCGGTCCATGACTTGGCTCATGGTGCGCTGTAAAGTAGCCATTATTTTTTCGCCTTGTTCTTTGCCGTGCGCTGACCGCGCATGGGCAGTTTTGCCTCAGACATTGCAATGGCAATGGCCTGCTTGGGATTCTTGACAACCTTGCCAGTGCCACCGCTGTGGAGCTTGCCAGCCTTGTACTCACCCATCACCTTGCCGACCTTCTTTTGCGCTTTACTCATTGCCTTCATAGGTTTCCCCCATTGGTTTGTCAATACCCGAATTATGCAACCCTAGACAGATTTCTGCGCAGGGGCTGAGACCACTTGCTTGAGCCACTGCTGCCGTACATTCCGGCCATGGCATCACTGGCAAATGTCAGGACAAAGGCATCGGCCTTGTCGGGGCTTGGCAGCCCTCTTCGCTTGATCTCGTCTTTGCCCTCAATGGCGATCTTGCCGTTGCTGGTGAAACTGTACCTGACAGTGGCCAGCTCGTTGACAAGCACATCATCCCGTGGCATCTTGCAGTCCCGCGCCTCAAGCCACGCTCTGGCCCGATACCAAAGTTCTGCCTTCAGATTCCTGTAAGTCCCACCCATGGCTGGGCTTTCCGAGACATTGATCCCTCTGGCCGGCAGGCCCAGCTCTCTGAGCCGATCCACCACCCCAGCCCCAAGGCCAATTGAATCGACCAGTATTTCCTTTGGCTGCTGGCTTGGCGCCAATGCCTGGTACTCGGCCACCACCGCGCCAGTCAATTGCATCAGGTCCAGATTCTTCCAAGTCTTGATGTTCTCAGTCACCGCATTGCCTTGGCGCTTGCACAGAGCGCTTCTGTCACTACCAAACCTTGCCACATCCAAGCCCCAGATCATGGGCGCATACTCGCTTGGCGCAACATCCCGATTCAAGGCACTCTCCAAAAGCTCCATGGCAATGACAGTGTCGTCATCCCCCTTGGGAAACTCACCCACCACCCTGATGCGGTAGACGTTACTCTCCTCGCCATAGCGCATGGCCATCTCTTTGACGTACTCATCCGACACCCTTGGGCTGTCCAGACAGCTCACTTGAAACGTGGTCCACTCATCGGCTAATCGCGTATGGGTGTCGTAGAAAAAGCCGCTGGACCTCACCGGATTGCCCAAAAGCAGCGTCACCGCGTTATGCCCCGACATCGATCCAGCTGCCGCCTCGAACACTTGCTCTGGCACACCACTGGCCTCATCAGCCACCAGCATCACATTCTCTGAGTGAATTCCCTGCAAAGCCTCTGGCTGCTCGGCCCTCGATGTTCTGGCACTGATAAACATCTCAGTCGGTGCAGCATTGAATTCAATCCTCTCTTGCTTGACAGTCAAGAGTCCCTGCAAAGGCAAAGGCATCGCATTGATCCAGCGCTTCAGCTCTGCAAACATCGCGTCATACAACTGGCTGCTTGTCGGTGCAGTCACCACCACCTTGACAGGACTTCTCGTCATAAAGTACCAGAGCATGGCCCAGCTGCTTGCCGTACTCTTTCCCACCCCGTGGCCAGACCGAACAGATATCTTCCTATCCCCACGGGCTATTGCCCTCAAAAACTCAATCTGCCACTTGTCAGGGTCAACCCCCAACACCTCTTGCACAAACAAGACAGGATCAGGCTGATACCTCTCTACCCACTGACTGAAGACATTTTCTTTCATGGGTGGATCGTCTCATAAATCTTCCACGCACTAGGACTCATCGCCCACTTGTGCGCCTCCAACTCATCTTGCCTCACCAGTATCAGCAAGTGGTACGTCATCGCCAGGTCAAACCGATCCTCATTGATCGCCTCCATCATCCGAATCTTTAGGTCCAACATCACCACCGACAAATGCAATGCCGTCAATAAATCAGTCATCTCATCCCCACTTGCTTTAAGTTCTGACCAGTGATCCGATTGGTCCAGCACGACGCACACAACCACCTCGTTGCACTCATCTCAACCCCACCCTCTGGTGGCTTCATCACAGCACACTTATTACAAAGCTGTAATTTATGCCCATGCACGTTCCCATTCAACCTCACCGGATTATTTACAAAATTACTCTTCACGATAACATTTCCATATTCCCCAAATCAAAATCAATACATTAAATATTAGTATTGAATAAATAATAATCACTGTATTTTCTGAATCTGATTATGTGGGTGCGTTAACCACTTATCACCTAATAATCTTAATGCCTTGATATATTGCCTCTGATTATGTCTATTCGTGCTACGCGGCACATAATCAACATTAAACAATTGCCTGACTTTAGTTAATAACGTGATATTCATATAATCCCCACGATCTGGTTAATGTCCACCCAAGTGTGCCAAACAATTGTGCCATCCAAGCTCATTAGCTTGCAGAACACTTTTTTGTCTTGAGCCTCATCAGTGTCTAAGACGATCCACTCTTGACCTTTGAGAACCACTGTCGCCTGCTTTGATTTCATTCGTTTGCTCCGTTG